TTATCTTTCAGCAACAAGTGCTAGAAGTAATGCACTACCAATAGTCGGAAGCACAGTTGCTGAGTTTACTAATATTGTCACTCGACAATACTATCCAGTATCACAACGTGGATATTGGACTGGTGGTTATCCTAGTGCATTATCATTAATACAAAGAATTGATTTTGCGAATGATACGGTAGTGGCAGCAAGAAAAGGTAATATGGCTGATGGTAGATATAATGGTGATGCATGTAGTAGTACTGATTATGGATATTTTCATGGCGGTTCTCCTGGAAAAACAGATGTATATCGTCTTGATTATTCTAATGATACGGCAGATGCACCACAAAGAACTTATCTTTCTGCTGTGGGTTATGGTAGAGCAGCAGTAAGTAATAAAGATTTTGGATATTTTACTGGTGGTAGTCCTACTCCTGCTTATCTAACCACAGTAGATAGAATAGATTTTGCAAATGATTCTACAACAGCATCACCAAAAGGTCCATTATCAAATGCTACAGGACAAGCAGCTGCAACAGGTAATGCTAATTTTGGATGGATTGGTGGTGGTAATATATGGCCTGGTCCTCTATCATTTGTAAATAGAATTGATTATGGTAATGATACAGCAACAGCATCACCAAAAGGTAATTTAAGTTATAGTAGTGCCTACTTTGCTGCAGCAGGTAATGCTAATTATGGATATTTTACTGGTGGTTATACATCACCAAATGTATCAAAAGTAGATAGAGTTGATTATAGTAATGATACTGCAACAGCAACACCAAAAGGTCCATTAAGTGCTGTAAAAAATAGACACGCTGCAACAGGTAATATTAATTTTGGTTACTTCGGTGGTGGAAAGGGTCCTTCTCCTGGAGGTTCATCATCAATGGATAGAATTGATTTTGCGAATGACACTGCAACAGCATCGGCAAGAGGTCCATTACTAACAGCTCTAGAATATAATCTCGCTTGTGGTGGTGGAGAACATGCACTTCCCCAATTTGGTGGATAATGTGCTATAATTATTAAAGGTGTAATTTTATTATGATAGACAACCCATTAACTTATATTTTAGTAAGAAGAAATGTAATTAATCCTGAAGGAATCAGGGAGATAGTTAATCACATCGAGTCTTCACCAGCAGAAGACTTATCTGTTTTTGATTCGGAGACAACGAATAGAACAGGTCAGACATCATGGAGAGTTGATAAAGAAACAAGAGATACACAGATTGTTGATGCTGGACCTTTGTTTCCAAAAATAGAACAACTATATCATGATATGGTTAGAGAGATTGTTAATCCTTTCTTTGAGTGTCAGGTAGATAGTAGTGAAGTTCCACAGATACTTTCTTATGGAGTAGGAGGACACTATAAGCCTCATATTGATGGTGAAAGTATATGGGTGACACCAAAAGGAGAACACATCTGGAAGAAATCTACTGATAGGGATTTATCTTTTGTTCTTTATCTGAATGATAATTTTGAGGGTGGTGATTTTATATTTCCAGATCATGCAATCAGAGTAAGACCAGAACCAGGTATGCTAGTTGCCTTTCCTTCTACTCATTTTTATAAGCACGGTGTAGAACCAGTGACAAAAGGTAAAAGATATTCTATAGTATGTTGGGCTACTGTAAAAGGTGCTCCATCTATGAAAGAAATAAATGATAATATATCAAGACAATATGGTGTTCCTGTAGTTTAATTATGGCAAACATTTTGGGATTGCAGTTCGGGCATGATGGTTCAGTCTGTCTTGTCAAGGACGGTAAGTTGGAGGCATGTGTAGCAACAGAAAGAATTACAAGAAAGAAAAAAGATCAGGCATTCAATGATGAAGTAATAGATTATGTTTTACAACAATCGAATCTAACATTTGATGATATAGATTGTGTTGCGACCAATGATTTCAAGCAAGAAGTTTTTGGCAACAAATATCTCATAGAAGATATGCCTATGAGAGGAAAGAAGGTAAAGAGTTATATTATTCCTCATCATCTGGCACATTGTGCTTCGGTATATTATACCAGTTCATTTGATGATGCTTATTGCTTCAGTATGGATTGTAGTATGGGAAAACCAGAAGCAAATTCATTAGTTGCCTATGGAAAAGGTAAGAAAATATTTGCTGAGTATTGTCCTAACAGAATGGAAGGAGTATTATATGGTGAGGTGACAGAGAAGTTAGGATTAGGTCCAGCACTTCATAAGGCAGGAACTACGATGGGTCTAGCATCTTATGGAACACCATTTGAGTTTGATTGGGAATCATATACTGATGAGATTAAACATAAGATGGATGTTGCAGCAACAGTCCAACAAGTATTAGAACAAGTTTCTCTAAAGGTTATTGAGGACATGGATGATAAGACAAAAAATCTTTGTCTGTCTGGTGGTTCCTTTCTGAATTGTAATGCGAATGCAAGAATAGTAAAGGAATCAAAGTTCAAGAACTATCATATCTATCCTGCCTGTGGTGATGATGGAACTTCTGTGGGTTCAGCACTCTATGTGGCACATCATATCTTTGGTGAGCCAAGGCACGATTATGAACAGAAAGATCTTTGTTATACTGGAAAGGATTATCAGATACAGGAACCAGATTATAAACAGTTGGCACAAGAACTTGCCAATGGAAAGATTATAGGATGGTTTCAAGGTAGATCTGAGTTCGGACCAAGAGCACTAGGTAATCGTTCTATACTTGCTGACCCTAGAAATCCACACACCAGAGATATTATTAATCATGTAGTCAAGAAGAGAGAATGGTTCCGTCCATTTGCTCCTGTAGTATTAGAAGAACATTATCAAGACTGGTTTGATTTCCCCATACCTAGTCCTTATATGCTCTATACGGCACCTGTAAAGCAAGCAGATAAAATACCTGCCGTGACTCACGTAGACGGGTCTGCGAGGTTCCAGACCATCAATGAGAAGACGAATCCAAACTACTATAGATTAGTCAAAGCATTCTATGAATTAACTGGTGTTCCTGTGCTATTAAATACCAGTCTGAATGGAAATGGAGAACCAATAGTAGAAACTCCCGAAGAAGCAAGTGAGTTCTTTAATAATTATCATTTGGATATGATGGTTATAAATGGTGAGGTGAAATCTAAATAACTAAAAAAACAAATGACGCAATACATCAAGCATTATTATAAAAAGACGAGTGATGATACATGGATAACATCCATTAAAAAAATATATAATTCAACTACTAATCAATGGAATTCTGATACTTCATATGTAGAGAGAAGAAAACCTGAAAAGGAATATCCAGGTCTTGGTACTAAAGTATGGATATTAGATAGTGAGGGTGTTGAGATATGCCTTTCAGACCTTCCTGATTCTACTAGTGTTGAAAATATTTCATGTGATAATAAAAAGGTTGTTCAGATATTAAATGAAGATCAATTCAATTCTGTTAAAGACCTTGTGGATGCTTCAAATAATCTTTATGCAGAAGCGGATAAACTTGAAGTGGAAGCAGATGAATTAGAAGAAGGGTCTGATGAAAAGAATACTAAACTTGAAGAATATGAAACTAAACGACAAGAAGCTGAAAATAAGTTTGAACAAGCACGAAGCACATTATATTCATTTTAGTATTGACAAGTAGGGAGAAATACCTTATAATATAAATGTCTTTAACATTCTTGTATCTTTGGAATTTGAAGATACTTCCCTGTGGTGGGGGAAGTGTGTTGGTGGGAACACAGGGGGAGCAAGACTCCCCTTTTTTCTTGTATAAATTATTATTTAAGGCTTAAAAAGGAAATGAATTTTACAGTTTTTTCTAAAGAAGGTTGCCCATATTGTGAGAAAGTAAAAGAAGTATTGGAGTTGACAGAAAGTAAGTTTGTAGTGTATACTTTGGGAGAACAATTTGAAAAGGATGCTTTTTATGGTGAGTTTGGGGAAGGGTCTACTTTTCCACAAGTAGTATGTGACGGTAACAGACTAGGAGGATGTGTTGACACAATCAAATTTCTCAAAGAAAAAGAAATCATTAAATCATAACCTAAATAAAAACGACATTCAAGTTAATCGTGGGTTAGAACTAATCCTTAATGGGGGTAAAAAAAGGAAAAAACCATTTCATATTATATTCAGTAATATTATTTGTTTCTTCAATACAGAAATAGATTTTTATTTTGAGTTCTCCTTAAATTTAAGGAAGAAGAATAATTCCAAAGGAGGTAACAAATGACCATAGAAACTATACTAGTCTTAGTGTTACCCATATCTTTTTTATTATTTTGTGCAGGAGCACTAGGTGGTTGGATCGCACGAGATTATATGATGAACTATCAGGAGATACCAAGACCTCACCCTGAAATGTTTGATGAAAATGGTAACTTAGTTACTGATGAGGTAATTGCATTCAGATTTGAAAACTATTATGACAACGACGAAGAAGACGAAAACTAAAACAACAGTAACAAGAAATAAGAAGGCTACACCTTTTGTTATTGATAACCTACCTGCTAGACCTTTAGCGTTTGAGGTGTTGGATTTAGTATCTCGTTCAAGAAGTAAAGCAAAAAAGATAGGAGTTCTTCAGAAATATGATGATCAATCATTAAGAAGAGTTCTCATATGGAATTTTGATCAATCTATACAATCAATACTTCCAGAAGGTCCTGTTCCTTATGTTGGATATAATGAGCAGAATACTTATACTGGAACTTTGAGTACTAAGATAGCACAAGATGTTCGTACCATGCATGAGACAGGAAATTTTTCTTTAGGTGTGAGTGATCAACAAGGACATACAACTATCCGCAGAGAATCAAAGAATTTTTATAATTTTATTCGAGGTGGTAATGATGCCATGAGTAATATACGTCGTGAAACGATGTTTATTAATATTCTTCAAGGACTTCATCCATTAGAGGCAGAGATTGTTGTTCTTGCTAAGGATAAAAAGATTTCTGAAAAATATAAGATTACAAGAGATATTGTTGAAGCAGCATATCCTAATATTGTATGGAGTGATAAATCATGACTGCCGTAAAGGAAGAGAAAAAACAAGAGAAAAAACTTATATGGACAAAAGAAGAGAAGGAAAAACTTAATTCTGAATATGGTTCTGAAATTCTTATAGAGAATGGTTCATATGAAGATGTGAACACTATAAAAGCACCTAGTGATGCGTATATTATAAAGTATATGCATGAAGATAAGATTTGTTTTGATTTAACAAGAGGAACTAAAATAAAATTATTTGATATGTACTGGGACAAGTTTAAATCTGGTCTCAAGAAAATTGATTATGGTAAGGGCACTATAAAACCAAACCTCTGGGGTTATCAATCACCTAAACCATCGAAGAAAAAAAGAAAGGGTTAAACCAAAATCAACTTTTAATTCCAAATATCGGGGTAAAAAAACCCTGATATTTTTTTGTCTATAGGGTTTTTTGCAAGACTACTTGACTATATAATATACCTGTGTTATAATTCTAACACAATCGTTCAACCCTCTTTGAGGGTCGCAAGTAAGCCGACTCGGAACGGGATCGTTCATCCCAATCTAATTGGGACGCAAAAGCCGACTAAAGGAACGGATTAAAACCCCTACTACTTTGGAGAAAGCCAATGGCACAAGTTACTTACCGTGGTGTCGAGTACGACACTGAAGAGTACAGATCAATGCTCATTAACGAGCATAATCAAACTCGGAATCACGATCTAATGTATCGTGGTATCAAGGTTAGAAGCAAGGCAATTCCTTGCAGTTAAGTCGAAAAACTTAAATGAAGAGGGTCTCTTGACAGACCCTCTTTTTTTGTGTAAAATAACTAAATACCATATAAAAAATTATGGAACCAGAAAGAGAAAAACTAAAACTGATTGTTCGTAATTTGGAACTATTGGTAGATGCTCTTAAAGCAGAAGTTTATTCTGATGTAGATGCATATTCTACAAAATTGGAGTCAAATGTACCAATTATTGATTATGATGAAATCTTAGAGGATTATGACGGATGAGAACTAAGCAACTAATTAAAAATTTGAAAGAGGCATTATCACAAGATTACTTGTATAATACTGAGGAGTTGAAATTTATGAGAGAGCAACTTTCCTCTTTAGAGGAAGAATTAGTAAATTTTAAAAGAAAAAAACCCCAAGGATTTGGTAAAAAATGACTGTAAAATTAATTCGTATGTGGTCTGGTGAAGATGTAATAGCAGACCTTGTTAAAGAAACTGAGGATTCTATTACTATTGTAAATCCTATAGTTGCTATTCCTTCAGGACAGGGAAATATAGGATTTGCTCCTTGGTCTCCTATTCTTAAAGGAGATAATACTCAGATTGAGGTCACTAAAAAATATGTGGTATATATTAGTGAAACTCAAGATGAGATTATAGAGCAATATAATCAAATGTATGCTCCTATTGCAATTCCACCTAAGAAAAAACTTATTCTATAATGACTGTAAAACTTGTAAGTATCACTCCTGATGCAGAAAAGACAATGGGTTATATTGCTCGTGTCTCTAATCCTGCTAATCAGGATAATGAGAAGTATTCTGGACTTTTAAAGTATTGCATCAAGCATAATCATTGGTCTGTATTTGAGCAATCTTCTATGTCCCTAGAAATAGAGACTACACGTGCTATTGCTGCTCAAATACTAAGACATAGATCATTTACTTTTCAAGAGTTTTCACAGAGATATGCTGATAGTAATCTTTTAGGTGAGATTGATTTACCAGAACTTAGAAGACAGGATACAAAGAATCGTCAGAATTCTACTGATGACTTAGATCCTAAAATTGTAGAGACATTGAATAAGCAGATGGAAACTCTATTCAGTTCCTCTTTAGCACTTTATAATCAGATGCTCGAAGATGGTGTTGCTAAAGAATGTGCCAGAATGGTATTACCTCTCTGCACTCCTACCAGAATCTATATGACTGGTTCTTGCCGTTCTTGGATTCATTATATTAATCTACGTTCAGCACATGGGACTCAGAAGGAGCACATGGAGATTGCAGAAGCATGTCGTAAGATATTCGTCGAACAATTCCCTTCTGTCTCAGAAGCCCTTGAATGGGTCTAAATAATTTTACATAAATTGATAATCATGGCAACATATCCAGTGGTTCACAAAGAAAGTGGTGAACAGAAAGAAGTAGTAATGAGTGTTACTGAATGGTCTCAGTGGTGTGATGATAATCCTGATTGGAAACGTGATTGGAGTGACCCATCAACTTGTCCAATGGCAGCAGAAGTAGGAGATTGGAGGGATAAATTGCGGAAAACAAAACCAGGATGGAATGATGTTCTTCAAAAAGCACAAACAGCTCCTGGATCTAGAGTAAAGAAACTATAATGCCAAGAAGAAAAAAAGGTGTCGAACAACCTATTGGGGTTGGATTGACCACCAAACAAATGAAAAGAAAGAAACCACTGAGTTCTGATTATTTGGTTAATATTGAACCAATTAGTGAGAATCAGAAAAGACTTTTCAATTCATATAAAGAAGGTAAGCATTTAGTTGCTTATGGGTGTGCTGGAACTGGTAAAACATTCATCACACTTTATAATGCTCTAAAGGATGTTCTCAATGAGAATACACCATACGATAAGATTTACATTGTTAGATCTTTGGTTGCTACGAGAGAAATTGGATTCCTTCCTGGTGATTATGAAGATAAATCTGATATTTACCAAGTACCATATAAGCACATGGTGAAGTATATGTTCCAGATGGCTTCTGATGCTGATTTTGAGATGTTGTATGGAAATCTTAAAGCACAAGAAACAATTAAGTTTTGGAGTACTTCATTCTTAAGAGGAACGACATTAGATAATGCTATTGTTATTGTTGATGAATATCAGAATCTTAATTTTCATGAATTAGATTCTATTATTACTCGTATTGGTGAAAATAGTAAAATCTGTTTCTGTGGAGATGCTAGACAGACAGATCTTGTAAAGACAAATGATCGTAATGGTATTGTAGATTTTATGAACATCTTGCGTAAAATGCCATCTTTTGATATAATAGAATTTGAGATAGATGACATAGTTCGTTCTGGACTTGTCAAAGAATACATTATCGCAAAAATGGAAGCAGGTATGTAATGTTTAATCATGTTGATTTGAAACTCCCTAAACTTTCTAGGGAGACCATAGATGGAGTTCGTTATTATTCTGTTCCAGATGAAGATGAGTTACTTAAGTTAGTTTCTATTACTTCTGTAACTAGTCATTTTAATAAGGAAATCTTTATTAATTGGAGAAAGAAGGTAGGTAATGTAAAAGCAGATAAAATCACGAAAGCGGCAACAACCCGTGGAACTGATATGCATACTCTTACTGAGCATTATTTGAAGAATGATGATCTTCCAGAAGTGCCACCTATCTCAGAGTTTCTCTTTAAAATTGCAAAGGTGGAACTCAATAAAATAAATAATATTCATTCTTTAGAAGGTTCCCTATATAGTAAGCAACTAGGTATCGCTGGAACAGTTGATTGTATTGCAGAATATAACAACGAATTGTCGATAATAGATTTTAAAACTTCTAAGAAACCCAAACCTAGAGAATGGGTAGAGCATTATTTCGTTCAGGCAATGGCATATGGATGCATGTTGTATGAATTAACGGGAATATCCGTCAAAAAACTTGTAATTATCATGGCTTGTGAAAATGGAGAATGTGTCATCTATGAAGAATACGACAAATCAAAGTACATCAAACTTCTCAGCGAATACATTAGAAAATTTGTTGGAGATAAATTGGAACTCTATGGAACCGAATAAAGAACTGGAAGAGGCATTAGAAAAGAAATTTTTAACACCTTCTAAATTTGCTATTGAAATTGAAAAAATAGTATCTGAGGATGAACTTAATTATATTGATGCTATCTGTCATTATTGCGAAATTAATGGACTTGAGGTAGATTCAATAACAAAATTAGTTTCAAAACCATTAAAAGAAAGATTAAAGTATGATGCTATTAATCTTAATTTTATGAAAAAAACATCGAGGGCAAAACTACCTTTATAATGAAAGTGACTCCTTTTGAGACTTATAGAACTTATCTCTCAATGAAAAGTCATTTTACTAATCCTAAATTTGACTTTTTTAAATATGGAGGTAAGTCACGAGCTACTATGGCATCCTTTAATAAAAGAAAGGATAAGTATTGGTTCGAAAAAACTTCTAGAAAATATTCTGATGAAGAAATTTTAAATTTTCTTTTGGCAAATTTTGTAAACACTGACAACCCGCAGAACTTATGGATTGGAGAAATTATCAATTCTGGAGAAAGAAACTACGCAGAGTGGATGAGACGCAAACAGAGTTTGACTTACTTATTCAAAGAACAAAGCACCGAATTACTATTGGGCAAAAACTTGAACGAAGTATTCGATTGTTCCAAGAACAAGCATCCCGTGGTACTAAAAAAGTATCTGGGTGGAGAGATCTCGCTAGAAACACTTACGATACTGGAAAAAGTCTTTTCTTTCGTAAAAAACTTTGATAAAAAACTTACTGACCCAGTATGGGAAACCGTCAGTTTAAAAATTAAAAAATATATTCCCTTCATAAATATTAATGTATTCCACTATAAAAAAATCTTAAAGGAGGTTATTAATTATGGCTCTTGAAAACAGTGAAGTTCTACAGAATTTAACAACACAATTTGAACAAGTTACAGAGCAAATTGCTACATTAACTAATACTCGTATTCGATTATTAGGTGCTATTGAAGTCCTTCAGCAAATTGAAAATAGTAAGACAGAAGAACCAGCACCTGCTGAAGTTTCTGAACCTGAGGTAGTGGAGGAAAATGAGTAACTTTTTCGATTCTGAAATAGTTCAAGAAGAATTGAACGAAATTAATGAATTACAACGTGAAGTTTATGGTAAGATACTAAATGTAATGAATCTTACTACTAAAGAACAAGTCGAACATATCGATAAGTTAAAATTGTTATTAGAAAAACAAAAAGTCATGTATACAAGATTATCTTTATCAGATGATCCACAGGCTCTTAAATTAAGAAATCAAATAGAACAATCAGTTGTTATA